GGCAAACTTTTCCGGGTGCGATAATCATCTGTTATCGCTGAAGATGTCGCATGAGGAGCGCTTATGGCTGGCAGACCTCGTATTCCGGCTCTTGAGAAGCTGCGCCGGGGGACATTCCTTCGGAAGAGGGATTTGCCATTCCTTTGCATTGAGCTAGGGATAGACGATCCCGAGGAAGCGTATCGAGTTGGGCGCGAGAAGGCAGGCGTCCCGGTGCGTGGGCGCGGCAGGCCTCGCAAGTCGATCGAAGAGCATAAGCGCAATGGCACTTACAAGCCGAGTCGCCATAAGGGGGAGACTCAAGAGGATGATCGACACATAATCGACGTTGTTGGCTTCACGCCGAGGCGTCAACTCAAGCTCGCACTCGATGGCGTCGAGGGATTCGAAGATCCCGGCGTCCGCAGTGATGGCGCTTGGTTCGCTCGGTTCACCGAGGAGCTTTGCACGCTCTATGAAGGCGCGCAGTTCCGAGGCAAGCCGATGGTATTAGCGCCGCACTGGCGCGCGTTCTTCGAGGATGCGCTTGCCTTCGATGACAACGGCAACCGGATCTACGAAACGATCGTGGCCGAGGTGCCGCGCAAATGCGCCAAGTCGCATACCTGCGGCGCATTCGGGCTGGCGGTCGCTTCGCCCTGCGAGGGTGAAGGTGCGCCATCGGTCGTGCTCGCATCCGGGACGGCCAAGCAAGCGCAAAAGGTCTTTCAACCGGCGTCGCTCTTCGTCAAGAAGAACCCGGTTCTCCGAAATACGTTCAAGCCCTACATCGCGGCCATCACTTGCGAGGAAAACGACGGCTCGATCTATCGCATTGCCGCGGATGGCGACACGCAATACGGGGAAGGCCCGTACGTCAACATCTGCGATGAGCTACACATCTGGACGCAACCCAAGCAAGTGGGCCTCTGGGCCGCGCTCCGGTCGGCGCACGGCGCGCGAGAGAACTACCTAGATTGCATCATCTCGACGGCTGGGTCAGACGAGACAACGATCTTCGGCGAGATGCGCAAGTATGCTCGCGAGCATCCGCTGACCGAGTTTCACGCAGAGATGGGAGACGGCGGATTCATCCTCCGCGATCGTGAGTCGAAGGTTCTGTTCTATGGCTGGGAAGTCAAGCCGGAAACCGAGCTTGACGACCTCGAAGCGTGGAAGCGCGCGAATCCGGCCGACTGGCGGACGATTGATCGGCTCGCGGTTGATCTCGCCGACCCATTGCTCGATGAGTCGGATAAGCGGCGCCAGTACGGCAATGAGTGGACATCGGCGGCGTGCCGGTGGATCGGCGTCGACAAGTGGCGCCACACACTCGCAAAGGGCGCGACTCCGAACCCGAGCGGCGAGCCGGATGATTTCATTCCAGCTGGCGTCGACATTCACGTTGGCGTGGACGCGGCGATCACGCATGACACGACGGCGGTTGCGTGGGCGTGGAAAGCTCCGAGCGGCAAGGTTCGCGTTCGAGTGCGCGTATGGTGCGTTCGGCAGGAACTGAAGGAAGGCGCTCATTACCACGTCTTCGTTCCCGGCGGTCGACTCGACAACGAAGAGGGCGCCGAGGCATTCATTCGTGACGTGCTCGCGAAGAACTATCGAGTACGCACGGTTGTCTACGACCCGAGGTACTTTGAAACCGAAGCGAAGCATCTGTCTCGCGCGGGCCTTTGGGTCGCTGATCTACCGCAAGCATCCGGCGCAATGTGGGACGCGCGGGCCGAGTTTTATCGGACGGTGGTAGAGGAGCGTATCGAGCACGACGGCGAGTCGGTCTTCGCGGCGCACGTTGGCGCGGCGAACGGCAAGAAACTTCGTAACGGCTGGGACGTATACGCCGAGTCCGAAGACAAACCGATCGACGCATTGACGGCGGCGATCATGGCGGTATTCCGCGCAGTGCGCGCCCCGGAAGTCAAACCGTGGGTAATGCACGCCTGAGAGAAAAGGAAATGACATGGCGGTACCTTGGCAATGGCTCATTGGGAAAGAGCCGCCGATGCCCGAGCCTGCCGCGGCAGAGCGCAAGGATGACCTGATCCCGGCGCTCGCGCCATGGTGGACGGCGGCGGAGTTTATCGCTGGGCAGCAGCAGGCTGGGCTAGAGAAGGCCGTGGGCCTCCCTGCACTCCTCGGCGTGCTCCGACTGATCTCGGGCGCGGCAATGATGATGCCCCTGATCGTCTACAAAGGCGAGGAGCTAGAACGCACTCGCGCAGTCGGTACCTGGCAATGGGATCTACTGCACAAACGACCGTATCCAGGCGTCGCGAACGGCGCATCAGCATTCCGCGCTGATTGCTTCGCGTCACTGGCGGCGAATGGCAAGCTCTACATTCGCAAGCTCAAGGGCACACAGTACGTTCGGGGCGCGAGCAATCGCACGATCGTCGGCGCGCTGCAAGTGCTCGACCCCCGGCACGTTCGGCCAGAGATGGTCAACGGCGCGATGGTGTTTCACGACTCAACGAGCGGCCAGACGATCGACCGCGGGCCGGACGAAGTGATCTATATCCGGAGCTTCGCCACGCCTGGCAACATCGAGGGTGTGGCGCCAGTGACGGCGGCGAGGATCGCATTCGAAACCGCGATCAATCGCCAGCGCTTCGAGCAGGCGTATTACAAGCATGACGCACGGCCGGGAATCGCGTTCGAGTTTTCGGATCAGACAATGCCGGACGATGCGCGGCAGTGGCTAGAGCTTTACAACCAGGAGCATCAGGGAGTAGAGAATGCCTGGGCGCCGACGGTGCTTGGTGGTGGTGCAACTCTGAAGGTCATCCCCGTTTCGGCGAAAGACGCAATGTTTGTCGAGGCGACACAGATGACGGCGCAGCAGATCGCGTTCATGTATCAGATCCCATTGCCGTTCCTCGAACCGACTCGGCCATTGACCGAAACCGAGCGCAGTTTGTTCGTGACGTTCGCTCTCGGCCCGTCGATGCAGGCGCTCGACGAGGGGTTGTCGAACGATGCCGATCTTTTCCCCGATGGGTTCGCCGATGCAACCTCGGTGCAAATGTCGGACGCCGCACTCCTGCGGCCGGACTACGCCAATCGGATGGCGGCACACAAGACCGCGATCCAGGGCGCAGTCAAGACTCCGAACGAAGCTCGCGCGGAAGAGAATCTCCCGCCGAAGCCGAACGGCGACGACCTGCAGTTCCCGGTGGTCGGCGGCGGCGCGGTCAACGGTGGATTCGGCAAGCCCGAGGAATCCGGCACGTCGGCCGAGGCAGTGGCGAAGGCGGTGGCGATCGTTCTCCGCGAGTTGAAATACTCACCCGATCAACCGCGCGATGACCACGGCCGGTTTGACTTCGGCAGTGGCGATGACTCAAGCGGAGGCGGCGGGGGTGGTGGTGGTAAGAACCCAAAAGTCAAGCCGATCACGGCGGAGGAAGCTCGCGGGAATAGCCGCGCTGTCTCGGCCGATGAGTTTGATCGACTCGCCGAAGAGGGGCAATCCCGGCTTGACGCACTCGAAGCGAACGCTTCCCCGGTAACCGCGCTCGACTCGCATTGGGCCGATGTCAAGTCGAATGCGTACTCGGCGACGCGCGAGTCATGGGGCGGTGTCACGGTTGACGCGCATACCGGCGAGGCAGTCAATAGCGGCTATGCCTTGACCGCCAAGTCAAGCGGCATGTCGACGGTGTCGATTCCCGAGGACGCATCGCAAGACACGTTCAACGCGGCAATGGATACCGCGCGCGAGCGATTCGGGAGCAAGCTCGCTTATCAGTCTCATTGCCTCGGCGTGTTCCACGACGACGATCTACATCGGATTGACATTGACCCGGTTATCGTTGTCGACTCGACTGACGACGTAGAGACGATCGGCGCCGCGACTCACGCGATTGGTGGGGCCTACAACTTCGCGGATGGAAATGGCTACTGGCCACCCCACGTCGAAGCCTCTAAAGGGCATTCGTTTTTCAAGGCCGCGCAGCGTGCTTATGCCGGTATCGGAGAGTGGTGGCACGAAGTAATGTCGGCGAGAGGAAATAACGGCCGGTAATCCGGTCAAAGGAAAAAGACATGGAATACAAATCCTTCGATCTTGAAGTCAAGACCATCGAGGACGATGGCACCTTTGAGGGTTACTGCGCAGTCTTCGGTAACGTCGATTCATGGGGCGATGTCATCGACCCTGGCGCATTCACGAAGACACTGGCCGAACGGCCGAACGTGCCGATCCTCTGGCAGCATGACCCCTACGAGCCGATTGGCGTTTCGCAAAAGCTGACGCCGGACGGACACGGACTCCACGCGGCTGGTCGCATCGTCGGCACAACCCAACGAGGACATGACGCCCTGGAGCTAATGCGGGCGAAGGCAATCAAGGGATTGTCGATCGGCTATGAAGCAATGAAGTCTGCTCGCGGCAGGGCTGGCGACGGATTCGATCGGAAGCTGCTCGAAGTCAAGCTCTGGGAGTATTCCCCCGTTACCTTCGCGGCCAACGATCTCGCCGAAATCACGGCGGTCAAGGCAATGCTTCAGCATATGCGGGACGGCGCGCTCACGTTTGCCGACCTGGCTACGCTGGCCGAAGTCAAGGGCGCTCAGGGCGCTCCGGATTTCCCGTTCGCCGATCTAGGCCACGGCTGGGACGCCTCGGGCGCGGTCGATCGCTGGCGGGCGCACACGAAGTCCGAGGACAAACCGGCGGCGGGCTATGGCCGCGGGTTTCTCTATAAGGACGACGGCGCGGACGGATTCGATGCGTATCACTTGCCCTTGGTCGACGTGATCGGCGGCGAACCGCGCATCGTGCCGAAGGCGGTGTTTGCGATCGCTGGCGCGCTCGACGGGGCGCGCGGCGCAAACCTGCCCGACTCCGGCGCACTCAAGAAAACAGTTTCCGGGCTTTACGCTCGGATGCGTAGCGAGTTGAAAGACGATTCGCTTCGCGCACCCTGGGACGATGGGAAGGCGGGCGACCTTTTCCTCGACCTCAAGGAAGGGCGCACTCTTTCGGCGGCTAATCGGTCGCTGATCGAGGGTGCAATCCACGCACTGCAGGCACTTCTCGACGGGGCCGACGGGTCTTCGTCCGAAGCCGCCAAGTCGGGCCACGAGCCGGATGAAATCCACTCGGCGGTCGAATCGCTCCGCGCGATTATTCGCGCGTAAACCGCTAAGCTCGTTAGAGCAGAAAGAAATACTCATGGAGAATGAGCTTCTCGTTGAGTTGAAGTCCGCTTGGGAGGATTTCAAGGACGCGGATGCAAAGCGCGTCGAAGAAGTCAAGCGGCTCGGTCACGAGACTGCAGAAACCAAGGATCAGATTGAGCGCATTTCGAAGGCTATGACTGATCTTGAGGTTCGCATCGCTGCGATCGACACCACGTCGAAGCGCGATGACGGCAAGTCGCCAGAAGTCAAGGCGTTCGAGGGTTGGTTGCGGGCCGAGCATAAGGCTCCTGGCGATCCCCCGGCCGAACCGGCCGCGCTTGTTTTCTCGGAAGAGGATGCGCAGGCCGTTTTGGCTCCTCCGGAGCTTGTCACCGAGATGCTGGAAATCGCGTACGTTGCAGAGCCTCTGCTCGACCTCGTGACGACTCGCAGGATTACTCGCGCGTCGGTCATGTATCCGGTGAAGGAAGCTCGCGCGGCGGCTATGCGTGACGGTGCCGCTCCTGACTTCACTGTCCGGTCGACGGTGTCCGGCCCGTTCGGGCGCGGGGAAATCAAGGTGTTCGGCGCGCATGCCGTCGCTGACATCGAAGCCGTTTCCCTCGAAGACCCCTCGGTCGACCTCGCGGCTGACCTGATGGGAGACTTCGCTTGGAGCTTCGGCCAGCTTGAGGGGCCGGAAATCCTGACGGGCGACGTGCTCATTGGTGCCGGTGGAATGCTCCGCGCGGGCGGGCCTGGAAACCCGGCGCCTCCGCTTGAACACATCTACACTGGCGCTGCGCCGCAGGGCGGCGAGGTTGGTCTGACCTACCTGGCGTTCGCCGAAGCGGTCGACGCCCTGAAGGTGCCGTACCGGCCGGGTGCGGTCTGGGTGCTCAATCGCAAGAGCATTTCCAAGGTGCGCACGATCACCGATCCGCATGGTGAGTACGTGTGGCAGCCGGGACTCGACCTCGGCAATCCGGGCGCCATCCTCGGCTTCCCGTATCGTCTGAGTGAGAACGTCGCCGAGGTTGCCGACGGGAACCACGCGGTTCTCTTCGGTGACTTCAAGCGTGGGTACTGGCTCGTCCAGCGGATTGATATGCAGGTGCAGCGCGATCCGTACACTCAGTGGCCCAACGTTCGCTTCAAGGCGCGCAAGCGCAGTGGCGGCGATGTGGTCATGCCTGAGGCAATCAAGGTCATCACCATCGGCGAGTCCCCTTCGAGCTAGATCCGAGAGTGACTAACAGGGGCGCTAGTCAATAGCGCCCCTGTTGCCGTAGGGAGGCAGCGATGCCGCAATGGTGGTATCCCGAACCCGAAGAACCGACGCACGAAGTAACGCTCAATGGCGCGGCCGGACACAGTCTCGCGATCATCGTCCCGGCATACAAGCGCATTGAGCTATCGGCGATTTGCTTCCGGCAGATGGCCGACGCCTGCAAGTCAATGCGGCGAGACTTCGGCCTCGATGCGCGTGTCGTCGTCATCGCGGATGACGAAAACCTCGACATGGCAATGAACGCCGGACATATCACGATCGAACACCCGAACCCACTCGGGACTCGACTCAATCGCGGCTATAGCTTCGCGGCGGCGCAGGGCTTCGAGTACGTGTGTCCACTCGGGTCGGATTCATGGCTCTATCCGGATCATTACCGGTTGCTTCCCGATCAGGACTCTATGCTATGCACGCGCAACTACGTGTGCATTTCACCTGACGGCGAGCGGCAGGGATGGTTTGTCATCGGCTATGACGGCGGCGTCGGTAATCGTGTCTTTCATCTGTCGATGCTGTCGGGTTGCAACTACCGACCGCTCCGCGAAACTCGGCCGAACGGCTGCGACACGGCAACGCTCGCCTCGATTACGGCAACGCGCGGCAAGCCGCTATTCGTCTACACAAACCCTCATCCGTTTGAGGTAGTCGGGTTTCAATCCGATGTGCAGATCACGGCGTTTGAGCGCTACGTCGCTAACTGGTTGAACGAATGGCAAGAGCCGTTTTCAGGGTTGATTGATCACTACCCCGTGCGCTTCGTTCGCGAAGTCAAAGCCTACTACGGCTCACTCAAGGAAAGGAACTGAGATGCGTTTCTCCGCGCGCAATGAACCGAAGATCAAGTATGTGAAGGCGCGAATCATTCGCGCTGACGGCACGA